TCTCCGCCCCCTGACATATCTCGGATGTTCTCCTCGGCAAGGACGAGGGAGTCGCATGCCTTGGCGGCCCCGAAATCGATGGTGAGCGCCTGGCCGTTGGAGTTGTTCGAGGACTTCCAGAGGTCATCCTCAAAATAGGTCTTCAGGTTCGAGAGCGGGAACGAGGAGTCCTCGGTCTCCGACATTGTGATCGAGTAGTCTGAGAGGAGCGTGTGATATATCTTCGCCGTAGCCATTTCAAAGCCTCAATAGGGGTCGACGTCGGACCCGATCAGGACCCGGACGGTCATCGAACAGTTTGGATGAATCGTCACCCCATAGATCGGACCGGAGTCGCTGACGAGCACCTTTGTCCCGGTGAAGGCGATCGAACATTCGTCGAACGGCTCGAACTGATAGAGCGGGACGTTGTCGAGCGGGATCTCGTACATGGTCCAGTCCCGTTCGAAATACTTGAAGATCCGAAACGCAAAGTCCTCCAGGAGTTCATCCGGGATGAGCGGGTTGTCGATCTCGATCGACCGTGTGTTGGAGAGAACGGCGGAGCCGAAGGTCGATCCGTCATAGGTCACGGTCCGGAGCCCGTTCGAGAGCTTCACGAATTCGACTTTCGTCAGATAGGAGTAGAGTCGTTTCAGATTGGAGGGGTCCGAGGTTGTGATCTCGAGAGTGTTTCCGCTCGTCTGTGGGACCCCTGTGTCGTTCCCACGACGATAGACGTAGGCGGCTTTCGTCGATGAGACGATGGCGATCAGGTTGAAGGCCTGGAGCGTGGCATTCAGCGCCTCCCGGACGTTCTTCCCCTCGAAATCTCCGGTCGTCATGAAAAAGTTGACGTCTGTGTCATACTTCCAAAGCCGGCCCATGACATCAATTCCGAGGAGCGTCGAGCCGATCTGCGTCATGGCCGAATAGTCCGTATAGGCGGCCCCCTGAGAGAGGAGTTCGGCGTCAGATGTTCCCTCGATGCTGTAGAGGTACGGCGTCCGGATCTCGACCCCGTTCCGCTCATGATAGCCCCAGGTCGTCACAAAGACCTTCTGGTGTGTCGTCGCCGCGTAGATGAAGTTTTGAGGATCCGAGAAGAAATCCCTCCGATCGAGTATGAGATGGAGGACGGCCGAGGCTGCCGTCGATGTGTCCGTTGATTCGATGTTTCCGGTGGATTCGTTCCAGTAGACGATCCGGTCGTCGTTCTCGTTGTAGGCCGCAAATTTGTAGAGCTCGCACCCCGCAATAAACTCCCCCTCATCCATCCAGGCGCCGGCGCCGTCGACGGTCGCCTGCCGATAGGCCCGCTGGCCCGAGGAGTTGATGACCGAATACCGGACCTTTCCTCCCGTCATCTGATGGACGAATCTCGCCTTGAACGCACCCGGCGGGATGGTGTAGTAGGTCGATGCTGTGAACACGGGCGAGACAGTCCCCCAGGAGTCGCCTTCGACAAAGCGGAAGAAGGTCGCCGCGGAAAAGTTCTCATCCATGACAACGAGCCCGTACTTCCAGGAGGACCCGGTGTAGTTGTAGTCATAGAGCGTGATCGCATTGTGCCAGGTGAAGTCCAGCGTCGTCGAGAGCGTGATCGGAGACTGGAGCGTGGCCGAGGGAGTGAAATCAAAACGGGAAACCTTCCCGTTCCCGTGGATGTTGGTCCCGTGGAAGATCCAGAGATGATCATTCCGTGCGTTGTAGAGGAGCCGGGAGATCTTCTCGGTCGAACCGAGTGTTGCGATCACGGAATAGGCGCCGGAGGACATCGTCCGACGGTAGACGACGTTGTCGATGGAAATGAAGAGGTCCGTTCCGTCCGTCTCGACTGCCCAGGTCCTTCCGAATGTTGCGTCGTCGTTCGGCGGGCGCTCCAGAAACGAGACCCGATATCCTCCGTCGTAGCTCGAGAGGGAGAGCGAATCGAATGAGACGGATGTGATCCCGACGAGAGAGTAGATTTTTTCGAGCAGCTGTCTCGTCCCGAGATATCGATACCATTGCTTCGGGAGCGTCGCGCCGGAGGTAGTGACGATGATCTTCTCCGTCGAGGTCGAGAGAGGGAGTCGGTTCTTGTCTGTGACATAGAGCTCCATGCGCTCGGTGTCATCGGCCGAGGTCTCACCATTCCCTATCGTGTACACGGAATCACTCGTCGTGATCGTGACCCAGGCTCCGGAGTCGAGGCGGATCTGCGGCGTGCCGGCATTGTAGTCGTACTCGACGACGTGGACGCCGACCTTGAGAATATAGGAGGAGATATTGGCGTCGGTGACGTAGAGGTTCGGGATATCAAACAAGAGGAGCCCGTCCGTCCCGGATCCGTCGACGTCCCGGCTCAGATACTGGGTCGAGATGCTCTCGCCGGCGAGACGATCGCCAAGCTCCGGCGCCGGCCGGGCGTGGAAGAGAACGGAGTCCCCGGAATTGCTCTCCTGACGACCCACCTTGTCGATCCATCCCGACCAGGTGATAACCGTGTCGCCGGCGACCTCACCGCCTTCCTTCAGCGTAAAGAGGATCTTCAGCTCGAGACGCTGAGTCGGCGAGGCATTGAAAATGTTCCCGTTCCACCAGGAGAGCCCGATCCCCTCGAGCTCGATCGGTTCCAACGAGTACTCCCCGATCTCCCATTCGATCGAGGACGGCTGGTCCGGGATTCTCCGGATCCTCGATGTCACGTCGATCCATGTCCCGGTCGAGAGCGGCTCGTTGATGGCCGTCGCTTTCTTCACGTAGACGGCCCAGGAGTATTCCTTGACGGCCCCCCGTGCGAGACGGAGATATGTGCTGGTCGGGGAAAATCTCATGTGGACGCGAGGACGATATTCGAGCGTTTGTTGACGACGAGCTGGTCGACCGGCATGTTCGTCTGGCGGACTGCTTCCTTGAGAGCGTCGACGACAAGGCGAGCCATGGAGGGCGATGAGCCGTAGAATGTCTGATTGACAAGGATCGTCGAGCCGGATCCCCTCTGCAGGGATCGCTCCTGGTCCTCGGTCCGGATGGTCTCGCCTCCCCGGACCATGACGAGAAACTCGCTCGATGGCGAGGCGTTGACCAGGGCTCCGTCATGCGCCCTCGGGACCGTCCCTCCGGAGTGAAAGCCGAGGAATCCTCCGATCGCCGAAATGATTCCTCCCCCGGGGAGGAGCGAGAGGATCCCGTCACCGATTTCCTGGAGGAGGTTCTGAGTGAAATACGTGGTCATCTGTTGCGCGAACTGCTCAAACAGGGAGTTTGCCTCCCCGAATGTTGCCCTCCAGGCGGAATTCATCGAAAAGACAAGAACCGAGCTGATCGTCTGGATCGCTGTAATAGCGGTCGCCTGGTCCCGGGCAAAAGACGCAAAGAGATCCTGATTGGAGATCTCCGTCTTGACGGCCTTGACCTCCTGCATCTTGTCGAGAACAAGTTTTGAGCGCTGGAGTTCGAGGTTCGAGATGATGAGCTCGTTCTGAGTCGCGGCCGAGTTCTGTTTGAATTTCCGGAGCCATGCGAGTCCGTCGATGACGGTCTGGACCCGCTTCTCCTGTTCCTCTGAAATGAAGGTGACTCCCCGGGCCTTGAGCCCCTCCATCTTGCCGGTGAATTCAGTGAGGGCGTCGTTTGCACTACCCAGGCCGTCCGTGACCGGCATGAATGAGGCCCCGAGCCTGTCGTTTTCATCCGCAAGGGACTGAATGGGATGGATGACCTTGTCGATCGCCTCACCCATGAGAACAAACCAGTCGTGCGGATCCCGGAGGACCCGGTTATTCTCGTCAAAGACTCCCACCATGACGAGAAATTCCTGGACGAGCGTCGGGATCCCGAGGACGAGACCCATGATCGCCTCGTTCAGTCCTTCGAACACCTTCGCAAACACCGGAACAAGCTCAGTCGCGTCCTGGATGATCCGGATGAGCTTCGGGAGTCCGGCGTCGCTCGAATCGAGGAGGATGAATCCGAGGGCCTCCTTAAAATCATCGACGGCGTTCTCCAGCTGTTTGAATTGTCCCGCTACCGTTTGCGCCTCAGCGCGGGCAAAACCCCCGAACTTCTCCCTCGCCTGGTCGACGATGGCGTTCAGTTTTTCCTGCTCGGTTCTTGCGTTCTTCGTTGAGATCCCGTAGCGGCCGAGCGCATCCTGGCCGGCGAGCGTCTTCCCGATCAGCTGGGCGACGGACTGAGCGTCCATGTTGAGACCGGAGGCGAGATCGAGAGCGGCGACGGTGAGCGGCTGGACGGCCTTCCCGGTGAGTCCCGTCATGGCGACGATCATCGCCTGGACCTCCGTGACGGACTCATCGCCGAACGTCGTGACCTTCTGGAGGGAGCTCGAAAAATCCTCCATCTCTTTCCGCGTGTCCAGGCTGACGTCGCCGGCGTTGGCAAGCGCCTGAGCGAGACGGGCTGAGGCCTTCTCCTGTGCCATCGCAGACGCGGCGAAATCCTTGAGGGCGTGGACCGAGAACGCGGTGGCAATCAGCGGACCGAGACCCTTGAAGAGGGCCCCCATCCCGGAGGCCTGCCCGGTGATCTGCGCATTGATCCGCTTCCAGTCCCCCGTGACCTGGTCCTGGAGCTTGAGGATGAAATCCGCTTTGAGGCTATCACTCATGACATACTACCTTTTGAGATAGGCGATATTGCGAGCGAGCTCGAGCGGGATCCGCTCCCGGAGGAAGTTGTCGAGCGCCGGCCGGACTCCCCTCGAGGCGACCATCTGAGCGATCGTGGGTCCCAGAACCTCCCGGATCGGGAGCCGAGCGGGCCCCGTTCTCCGATAGACTCCGATATGGCCGGACTTCATCTGAGACACGAATCCCCCCTTGACCGTCGACCGGCTCCCCCGCCTGACGGCAACCCTGGCGCCGGCTTGCGTTTGCTTCGCCCCGAATTTCGGGAGGGAGACTCGTTTCCGGGAGAGTGATATCCGGGTGACGAGAAGCGTGGCCGAGGCCCGGGATGGCGAACCAATGAACGGATCGAGATCGCCTTTCTTGATCGAGTAGATCGAGCGGACCTGGCGGCTCATCTCCGACCGGAAGGAACGCCCGACACGGTTGAGCGTCGAAGCCGCGGCCCGGGGAAACTCCCTCGCTGCCGCATGAAGCTCTGTGAGATCCATCGTCATGGAGATCATTTACGAGGCGCTTCTCCGTTTCTCTTTTTCCGCTTTCAGAATCCTCCAGGCCTCGATGAGCGAGACCGGGAGATCGAGATACTCCGTCATCGTGAGCCGAATCATCCCGGATTCGAGATCGCCGAGGAGATTGATGAGAGGTGTGTGGTCCCGGACCATTGCATGAAGCGCCGTCCGGTCAACCTCCCTTCTCTCCCCCGTCTCCGAGTCCTCGAAACAGAGGACCCCACCATCATCGCCCTTCAGGAGATCCGGCTCGAACGCGACCTGAAGAGCGAGAATCAGTTTTTTCGGTGCTCTCCCTGGACGGCGTTCGTCTGCATGATTGCCCCGACGAGCTCCCTGACCCATTCGCTCCGGATGTTCTCGACGACCGACTCCTCGGTGAGGACATCCCTCTCACTCGGCCCGATCCTGAGCTTTTCTTTTTTGGGTTCAACCAGTTCGCCGGATGAGTTCCGCAGGTTTTCCCATCCGAGGATGCCGAGCCGGAGAGCGAGGAGCGGGCCGCCGGCAAGGACGTCCGGCTTTCCTCCGAGAGCTGCGGCGAGACCACCCGATTCGAGCGTGATGTAGTTCATCTCCCGGATCCCGAGCGCGCCGATCATGAATACCGTTTTCGGTTCCTCGGTGTCGAAGGAAAGCGAGAACGGTGTGACCTGCGATTTGTCAAAGGCAATGAGTCCCATTATGGTTTTTCTCCCTCTCTCTGTTGTGGATCAGGTGAATACGATCGAAATCTCGTCGTCTCCCGACGTCTCATGGAATTCGAGCGTGGTATCCCGGGTCCGGACCCCGGCCCGGTCCGCGAATTTGTAGCCGGTGACCTGTGCGCGGTTCGCTGTAAAAGTGATGATGTTTCCAGCGGATGAGCCGAGCGTGTATGAGATCGGGCCATAGGTGCCCGCCTGGAGCCGGCTCGACCAATTGAACGTTGCCTGGAGCTCGTGCTCGGGATTCATCATCCCGACCGGCTTCCGGTCCGTTATCATGTATCCGAGGATCCCAAAGGAGGAGGAGACGTCCGGCCTTGGAGCGATCGAGATCCCGGAATCGAATTCCCATTTCTGGATGATGGCCGAGTACGAATCGAAGGAGAACGACCCGCTCGTTGCTTTGACCGGGACGACCGTCGAATAGGTCTGAGTGGGAAAGACGACGTCCGAGGGCGTGGCATAGACCCCCATCCCGTCAAATTCGAGCATGACAATCTTCCCGGCCTCGATCGAGAATTTGTACTTCCCGACGACTCCGACCACCTGGAAGCGGAGGCCGTCATAGTTGGCATGGATGGTCATCGCCTTCCCGGCCGAGAAGTGGCTGGCAGCCGGCGAGGAGGTCGGCGAATAGGTGACTGAGGCTCCTCCGACAACAACTTCCGTCATCCCGCAAGCCTGGAGGATGGAGCCGATCGGAGCATAGGGAGTTCCGGCCGAAGCGGCTCCCTTCATCTCGGTTTTGAATTGGACCTTGAGGCCGAATGTCCCGGGGACCGTCGATCGGGTCCCGAGCGTTCCCTTCGCATAATTGCGAGGGTTGAGCTCTATTACCGGCTCGATGTTGACGTCCTCGGCGTAGAAGTAGTCGCCGGCGACGATTGAGGCGGCCGTGTTCTGCGTGGTCTCGGTCCTCGCAGCGATGATTGTTTTTTTGAAGAGTTTCGGCATGGCGACTTATTCCTTCTCTGTGGCGTCTTCGGCGTCCGGAAGATCGACCGGGCCTTCTATTGGTTTGTTCTTCGTGAGCTCTGCCTCATCCGTAACGAGCTTCCCGGTGTCGGCGTCCCTGATCGTAGCCGTGTAGGTGTTAGGTTGCTCCATAGTTGCCCGTCCTTATGTGGATGATGAGCGTGAGTGTCATCCCGAGAACAATCCTTTCCTCCTGGTCGATCTCGAGGGCGTCCGAAACAAGAATGGTCTGGATCGCGAGACCGTTCCATTGTTCATCGACTCCGATCGCCTCGATAACATCGAAGAGAGCCGAGCGGGTTTCCTTCGCCGTCTTCGCGAGAATCGTGATCTTGACGGTGAGGAACCTCTCGTCATAGGGGTCGTTCTGCTTTTCCGTGTCGGCGACCTCGTCGACCAGGATCCCGGCCGGGAGATTCCCCGTCTCAAAGAGCTTCCGGAGCGGCGTCCATTCCTGAAAGTTCCGGCCGATATTTGTCCGGTAGCTGTTCGAGGTGGAGATCGTCCCGAAACGATCGAGCATCTCCTGGATGAGCGCCTGGCGCTTTGGAACCGTCGTTGACATCCTCAGTCCCTCGTCAATTCGAGGACCGTGAAGCCGTGAGAGTCGGTCTGGACGGAGAGCACGTTGTAGGTGATATCAGTGACCTTGAGCGTGGACTCTGTCGTCGCCGTCTCGACGTCCTCCCTCCTGCAGAGGGCGGTCGGCCGGCTGTTGGAGTAGCGCGCATCACCGACCTGGCTCGGGATAAATTCGTTGTTGAAGATGACGAGGATGTTCCGCGGCGAGGCCCCGGGAGCCGAAACAAAGACGGCCTCCGAGGCGAGATCCTTTGTGTCAAAAAAGTAGTCGACCTCTCCGAGTGGCAACGATTCAGGCCTCCGGGATGGAAGGATCTCCCCCGGCTGCCCGAGGGAGATCGATCCGTCCTTCCTTTACGGTTTGTGCTGCTTCTCGCCGATGGCGACGACCCCGAACGTGAATGTCTCCGAGCCTCCCCCGGCGATCGTTGCAACCGCGCGGATGTAGCGCTTCACGGCGTTACATTCGAGCCCGATCTTGACGTGAGCGTCTGCCTCGTCCGTCACCTGGGAAAAAGTCGCTCCGGTGACGTCGGCCCAGTTGGTCGACCCATCGGCCGAGTCCTGAATCTTGACGTCCAGCGTCGGCGTCGTTCCACCCCCGACCGTGGTGAGGAGGAACACGGCGAGCTTGCCGACATAGTCTTTGATATCGACGGCGCTGCCCGTCGCCGTCGCCGTGTGGACGTCGATCGGGAGGAGCTCGAGCAGATTGGAGTTATCGTTATAGTTCATTGTGGGTCCCTTTTTGCGTCAAACTTGATCGACCGGAAGTCGGTCGACCCGGAACATCATTCGGCGACCGTCGCCGGCTCTTTTTCGGTCTTCCGCTCTTCCCATCGCTTCATGTGATCCGGGACCTGGAGCTTCTTATGCTCGCCCTCGATCGCCTGGTTGTTTGCGATCAGGAGGTTTGCCTCGTTGATGGGAAGCGTGAAGACCTCTCCCCGCTTCGCTTCGATGGCCGGCGCCTCGCCCTGGTTGATGAATACCGGACGGATGATCGTGACAGTCTTTTTCTTCTTGTTCTCTGGATCGTACATGGCTGGAGACATGATTTGTTTCTCCCGATTGGTTTTTGACTGTGGACTGGTTCTCCCTCGGAATCAGAATCCGGAGGAACCCCCTCGATGAAGGGGCCCTCCGGTTTTGCTTTCAGATCGAATCCGCTCGCTCTTAGGTGATCGCGGTGGCTACTGAGAACGCGCCCGGATGGCGAACCGCAACGTCCCCGGAGAGGAACGAAGAGGTCCGGACCGTCCCGGTGGAGCTCGCCGAGTACGGATCGACGAGGATGTCCAGGCCTCCGAAATAACCGACGACGACGACCGAGAACGCCCCGAAGATCAGATGGGCCGCGGTGATCTGCGCCGATGTCTCAACGGGGAATCCCGCCATCTTGTTGTTGTCGTCGATCAGGAAGCGCGCTGCACCCGAGGCCTTGTCCCTCGCCGAGAGGAGCGCCCAAACGGCCGGCGTGGTTGCATAGGCCATCGATCCGAGATCGTCCGCATTGGCGGCCTTGACATCGGAAACGAATTCAAGGGCTCCCGCCCAGGCGAGCGACGTTCCGGTCACGGATCCGACTCCGGAGGTCCCGACGATGCCCTGCGGCTGTCCCGCTGACCCCGACCCGTGGAAGACGGCGAGATCCCAGGCGATACCCTGGACCCGCGTGAGGTCGTTCTGGATCAGGAGATCGATCCCGGGAGTTGACTGGAGAAGCAGCTGGCGTGTGTAGTCGGTGAACGCGGCGTAGGTTTTCGGCGCAAGCGTGACCTGGCCGAATGTTGCGTTCCCTTCGCTCGGAGCATTGCCCTCAGTGACCCACCCGCCTCCGGTCGCGGCCGTCTGCTTTGGAAAGGCGACGTTACCGACCAGACCGAACATCTCCATCACCCCGAGGCGAAACGCGAGCGCCTTGTTGCGGAGGAGATCGATGAAGCTCGAGGCGATGAGGTTGGTCCCGACGAGGTTCCCTCCCGCTGTGGCCGAGCCGACTGAGAGGTCGCGGAACTGCATCCCGAACTGTGCGGCGAGATGACGCGCTCCCAGGACCTCCTCGCCCCGGACCGGCCGGCGATAGGTCATGACATCGAGAGGAACTGCAAAATTCCCCCGGCTTTCCTCCCGGCTCTCCATGACCGACTTTGAACATTCGAGTTCAAAACTGAAATCGACCTTGTTCCCCTTCACGTCCCGCGAGACGTCCCATCCGCGGGAGGCGCTTGCGGCCAGAAGTGCGTTCCGGAACGAGTAGCGCTTCCGTTCCTTGTCGTTCAGACCGAGCTCGTCCTCCTGCTCCATCGGCTTGCCGTCCGAGACCTTTGAAAAGACGGATCCCCGGAACTGATCGGCCGGAATCTTGAGCTCGATCGCATCCTCGGCCATGCGGTCGATGTTTGCGACGCGCCCCGTGAATTTTCCCTTGATCGCCAGGATCTCGGCCTTCCTCTCTGCTTCTCGCTGTGTCGCCTGTGCGGCGAGTTCCTCGGTGGAGAGTTCCATCGCATTACTCCGTGTTTGAAGTGGTTGTATTGGTTCCCGTGTCCGTGTGGGATCATCCGGAGGATCCGGAGGATCTGCTTCCAACGATCGGCCGACCCCGGTGTCCCTGTCGGCTGGAATTGCGACCGAGGATCCTTCGAGCGGCTCCCAGAGCGTGACCCGGATGACCGGGACCCCGTACTCGATGGAGAGTCGCTTCTCTTCCTCCGTCATTTTTGCTGAATCCCTGATTTCCTCGGCGTCGATGATCCGGTAGCCGCATGA